GTCATGTTTCTTGTCATACTTGGCCTGAAATGGGTCGTATGAACGCAGATTTCTTCACTTGCGGCGAAAAAGACCCAAGAATTTCTGTTAAATATATTATTAACGCTTTAGAATCAGAAAAATATCGAATTCGTGAAATAAAAAGGTAAAAAATAGGTATAAATAAAAAAAGGAAACTTTTTGTGTAAATAGTGGCTTCTAGGGCATTCAAAGATATTAACTTATCCTTCAAACGTCATCCTGTGACGAATGATGTGGTAGCAGTTCGTAATGAGGATGCAATTAAAAGATCAGTAAAGAACATAATATTCACAATTCTTGGTGAAAAACCCTTTTCTCCTAATTTTGGCTCTGTTATTAACGAATCTTTGTTCGATTTGAACACATCTTTGAGTGAAATTAGAGTCTCTGATGAAATTTCAGCATCTTTACTTAATCATGAGCCTCGAATTGCTAATATTGAAGTAACTGTGTCAATCTCACCTGATACACATGAGATGAATTGCACAGTTCAGTATGACATCGTTGGAATTCCATCACCAACACAAGAAGTAGACGTTCTCCTATTCCCAGCTAGAGTATAATGGCTTTCGGTCAATACGTTAATTTAGATTTTGATCAAATTAAAACGTCCATCAGAGATTATCTGAGGGCAAATACGAATTTTACTGATTATGACTTTGAAGGGTCTAACCTTTCAATCATTATTGACGCATTAGCATATAATACATACACAACTGCTTATAATACCAATATGGCAGCGAATGAGTGTTTTCTTGATTCCGCTACACTTCGAGAAAACGTCGTTGCACTTGCAAGAAATATCGGTTATGTGCCAAGATCAAGAAGATCTGCGAGAGCAAAAATATCTTTTACTGTGGATGGTTTAGAAGAGACATCAACTCTTACATTAAATTCAGGCGTGGTTTGTAATGGTTCTGGAACAAATACGAATTACATATTCTCTCTTCCTGAGAGTATTACAGTTCCAGTTGTAAATGGAGTTGCAATATTTAATAATATTGAAATTTTTGAAGGTAATTTTATAACACAAGAGTTTACTGTTGATACTTCTTTGTTTAATCAAAGATTTATTCTTGATAATTCATTTATTGATACTTCAACGATTAATGTTAAAGTCAAATCATCATCTTCATCAAATTCAATTGTAACTTTTAAACAAATTGATAATATTATTGGCATTACATCAACATCATCTTCATATTTACTTCAAGAAATTGAGGATGAGAGGTATGAATTGATCTTTGGTGATAATATAATCGGTAAAAAGTTATCAAATGGGAATGTTATTACAGCTTCTTATGTCATAAGTGATGGAAGAGACGGAAATGGAGCTTCAGAATTTAGTTTTGTAGGAAATATTACAAATCAAGATGGTGGTGCAATCAATCCAGCTAATATTTCATTAGTTACAACTGAAGAAAAATCAAGAGATGGTGATGATATTGAGTCAATTTCTTCAATTAAGTATTATGCACCTCGAATTTACTCTTCTCAGTATCGTGCAGTTACGGCATCCGATTTTGAATCAGTTTTGTCATACATTTACCCAAACGTTGAGTCTGTAACTGCTTATGGTGGTGAAGAGATGAGTCCACCTCGTTTTGGAAAAGTTTTTATTTCAGTTAAACCTCGAAATGGTGATTTTCTATCTGATCAAACAAAAAGAGAACTGATTCAAAAATTAAAGAGTTTTGCAGTTGCTGGAATTGTGCCAGAATTTATTGATCTAAAATACTTGTATATTGAGATTGAGACTTCTGCATACTATAATCCAAATTTAAATGATAACCCAGAAAATTTAAAAACAAGTATTTCAAACGCTCTTACTCAATATTCTCGATCAATTGATGTTAACAAATTTGGTGGTAGATTTAAATATAGTAAGGTAGTATCATTAATTGATAGTGTAGACTCAGCAATTACATCAAATATCACTCTTGTCAAGATAAGAAGAAATTTAATCGCAGAAATCGGTAAATTTGCTCAATATGAGGTTTGTCTCGGTAATCATATTCACAGTCAGGAATCTGCTTATAACGTTATATCAACAGGTTTTAGAATTCAAGGTATCTCTGGAATAGTTTATATGTCTGATGAAGTAATTGATAAAGAAACAGGTCGTATGTTCTTCTTTACCTATGAAGAGGGTGGAACACCAGTTGTAGTTAAGAAAAATGCTGGAACGGTCAAATATCTGATTGGTGAAGTTCTTATAGATACTGTAAATATAACATCAACAGTGATAGAAAATAACGTGGTTGAAATTCAAGCAATTCCCCACTCAAACGATGTTATTGGACTAAATGATTTATATGTTAACTTCGATATTTCAAATTCAACTGTAAATGTAGTTCAAGATTTAATTGCATCTGGTGAGAATACCTCTGGATCAAGATTTCCACATATTCATAGTTACTATACTCCAACCTTTACACGAAGTTCTAATACACCAGTGACAGATTTAACTTCAGTTCCAACATCAAGTTTAACATCACAATCATCAACAACCACCAGATCAAGTGGAACCACGAGTGGTAGTGTATATGTTGCTCCAACTGCAACCACAACTTCATCAACATCACCGCCGACAAGTAGTGGTGGTGGATCAACCTCTGGTGGTGGAGGCGGTGGATATTAATGATTGATACTTCAATACAAAGAGTCGAAATAAATCAGGTAATTGAAAATCAGTTACCTGAATTTGTGCAAGCTGAAAGTCCACTATTTGTGGATTTCATGAAACAATACTATATTTCTCAAGAATATCAGGGTGGTTCAATAAACATTGCTGAAAATCTTGACAGATATACTAAATTACAAACTTACGTTGGTGCTGCACTTACAGAATTTACAGGATTATCTACAAATACTGAATCTTTTTCCGATACAATATTTGTAGATAGCACGAAAGGTTATCCAAGTAGATATGGATTACTTAAAATTGATGATGAGATCATTACATACACAGGCATTGGAACAACGTCCTTTACAGGGTGTGTAAGAGGGTTTAGTGGTGTTGATAATATGGATCAACCTACAAGACCTGATTTACTCTCTTTTAACACTAGTGTTGGAGCTGCACACACTGGCGGAACAAAAGTCTTTAATTTATCTAATCTTTTTATTCGGGATTTCTTTAAAAAACTTAAAACCACTTTTGCAAGTGGATTTGAACAAAGAACCTTTGATAGTGATTTAGATCAAATTAAATTTATTCGTCAAATTAAAGATTTCTACAGGACAAAAGGAACTGACGAATCATATAAAATTTTATTCCGAGCCTTATATGGCGAAGAAGTTAAAATTATCAAACCATCTGAATTTTTAATTAAACCATCAGATGCTGATTATGGTTTTGCTCAAGATTTTGTAGTAAAACCAATCACAGGAGATCCAAGAAATTTAAAAGGTTCGACATTATTTCAAGATAAAGATACAAACGATAAAAATATTTTAGGTGCTTCTGGTGCGATATCAGATGTTAAAGACTTTGTTTATGATGGTGAACATTATTATCAAATAAGCATATCAAAAGATTCAATTAGTGGTCACTTTAAAGTTCCAGGCCGAACTCGAATTACTAATCCAATTTCAATAGGTGCGACTGTAATCACGGTTGATACCACAGTTGGATTCCCTACAAGTGGTTCTTTATTGTTACCAACAGCCGAAGCTGTTGGAGTTGTTACATATACAGGTAAAACTACAAATCAATTTGTTGGTTTATCTTCAATGAAAGATGCATTACCTATTGGTGATGATGTTAGATATAATAATGTTGCATATGGATATTCTTTTGCAAGTTCAACAAATAAAATTGAAGTTGTAGTTACTGGAGTTTTAAAAGACTTTGAAATTCCAGAAGAAACTTTTTATTTTGAAAAAGGGGATAAAGTTCGTGTAGGAACATTTGGTGTTAATAAAAGTTCTGAAAATTCTAATTTTGGATCTTGGATTTATAATACAACTGTAAAACAAGCTCCAAAAACGGTTACACGTCAATCATCAAGTAGTTTTACTATTGTTACAGAGTCAGATCACAAACTATTAGAAGAGGATTCAGTTGAAGTTATAGATGAGAATTTAAAGGTAATTGGATTAGGTAGAGTTTTACGAGCGATTAGTAATTCAACTATCATATTAGGTGATTTGCCTGGAATTAATGAAGATTCGATTTCATTTATCAGAAGATTATTGAAAAGAGGAAATAGCTCACTTCATGATAATATTACAAAATATACAACTGATGTTCAGAACGTTTATGAACATCCAAATAATGAAGCATATGTTACATCTCCATCTATTCCAAGTTTAGGTAATGAACCTATCGTTGCGCCAGATCGTTCTGTAACGTGGACTGGCGCCACTGGAGGCGACGTTATACAATTAATACAAGTTACAGAGGGTGCATCAGATCATGGATTCTATTCTGGAGAGGTTGTCACATATAATGTAATTAGTGGTTCTTTAGGTCAATTAATTGATGGAAACAATTATTTTGTAAGTCGTGTTAGTTCTAACAATATTCGTCTTGCAAATTCTTTACCAGATTTAATTAATCAAAACTTTGTAGATGCAACTGGAACAGGAACATTTAAAATATCAGTTCCAGACTTAGCAAATAAAAAACTAGATCATCAAAAACTTTTAAAAAGAATTCCATTAAGTCCTCTTTTTGATGGAAATCAATATCAAACTATACCAGGCACAACTGGAATATTAATTAATGGAACAGAAATATCAAACTATAAATCTGGGGATGTTATATTTTTTGGTGGTATTGAATCCATTGATGTTTTAGAGGGTGGTTCTGGATATGATATTATTAATCCACCAAAAATTAATGTTGAAAGTTTAACTGGTGTTGGTGTGAGTGCAACACCTGTTATAAAGGGTAAAATTGAAAGAATTGATATTTCAGATCCAGGCTTTGATTATGTTGATTTACCTGTTGTAGAAATTACAGGAGGAAATGGAACAGGTGCCGTTTTAAGACCAAGATTAAGACAAGTAGATCATTTTGTTGGGTTTGGTGCATCTTCCACAGATAATGCTATTAACATCGCTGATAATACAATTGGTTTTGGAACATTTCATAAATTTCGTGATGGAGAAGAAGTAATTTACCAAACATTTGGAACAGGTGCAATCGGTATTGCAAGTGCTGGCATTACTACTGATCAAATTCAAATTATTCCTGATCAGAGACTTGTGAATGATGCCTCTTATTTTGTATCAAGAATTAACGCAACTACGATTAAATTAGCAAATAATGAAGATGATGCTTTAACTCAGTCAAATCTTATAAACATTACAGGTTTCGGTGATGGAACACAGAGATTTCAAAGTGTGAATAAGAAGCTTATCTTAGGTGATATTATAGTTGAAAATTCAGGTGAGGGTTTTGAAAATAAAAGAAGATTAGTTCCTACTAGTGGTATTAATACTTTCTCAGATTATATTGAATATGATAATCACGGTTTTGAAGATGGTGAATTAATTAGATATTCTAATGATGGTGTTGTAATAGGTGGACTTGATGTAAATCAAGATTATTATGTTATAAAATTAAATGATAATCAATTCAGACTTGCATCAGCAGGAATTGGAACCACTCTCTCAGATTCAAATTATCTATCAAGACAATTTGTTGGATTAACATCAATTGGTTCTGGAGATCATATATTTAATTACCCACCGATTACTGTTGATGTAAGGGGAACAATCGGAATAAATACATCTCATCCTGAGAACTATCATGCACGAGTAAATCCCATTGTAAGAGGGTCTATAACGTCTATAAACGTTGAGAAAGCTGGAATAGGTTATGGTGCATCTACAACGTTTAATTTTAGTATACCACCAACAGTTCGGGTATCTTCTGGTTCATCATCTGAATACAAAGCAATCGTATCAAATGGACAAATACAGTCCGTAATTGTAACTAGATCTGGTGGGGAATATACCTCAACTCCAGACTTAACTATTTTAGGTGATGGTGTTGGTGCAAAAGTTGTTTCATCAATAACTAATGGAGTTGTTGATAGTGTTACAGTTAAAAATGGTGGAGTAGGATATACTACATCTTTGGTTGGTGTTCAAGAAAATTTGCCTGGCTCTGGAGTTGTATTTCTACCTAAAGTTAGATCTTGGCAAATTAATAATGTTAAAAGATACGAGGATATATTCTTTGATGATGATGGATTCCTATCTAGAGGTGATAATGATGAAGGAATTAAATTTACATCATTTTATGCTCCTAGAGGTTTAAGAAAAATAATTAAACAGAAAAATAGTGATGGAACAGTTGATTATACATCAAATGATTTAAGTCTTTTAAACAACGCTGAACAACCATCTTTAAATCATTCACCAATTATCGGGTGGGCTTATGATGGTAATCCAATTTATGGCCCTTATGGATATGATCGTAAGGATGGTGGTATTGTAAGAATCATGACATCCAGTTATGTTCTTAAAACAAGTAGAGAAAATGGGCCACCGATATCAGAGTTTCCACTTGGATTTTTTATTGAAGATTATGAATATTTTGCAAATGGTGATTTAGATGAAAATAATGGAAGATATTGTATCACTCCAGATTATCCAAAGGGAGTATATGCTTATTTTGCAACAATTAATCCAAACGAGAATGAAACAAGTGGAACATTTAAAAATTTCCGTTCTCCAGTTTTTCCATATTTAATTGGTGCAAATTATGTTGCAAAACCTGATGA